ACATCACTCTAAACTTTGTAGCGGTCAGATCTGGTGTTGACTTCGAAGAAGTCGCTGGAAGACAGGTATAAGGAGATAGAAGATGGCAGTTTTAGGCGTTGATGATTTCAAAGCAAAACTACGTGGCGGTGGTGCGCGTCCTAATCTATTTAAGGCGACAATCAACTTCCCTGGTTATGCAAATGGCGATGTAGAACTAACATCGTTCTTGTGTGAAGCAGCACAGTTACCTGCTTCCACAATGGGGACGATTATTGTTCCTTTCCGTGGTAGACAGTTAAAAATGGCAGGTGATCGTACATTTGATGTATGGACACCAACTATTATTAACGATACAGACTTTAATGTTCGTGATGCAATGGAGCGTTGGATGAACGGTATGAATGCACATTCTGCAAATACTGGTCTAACAAATCCTGTTGATTACGAAGCAGATCTTATTGTTGAGCAAATCGACAAAGACGGTTCTACATTGAAGACATATAACTTTAGAGGTTGTTTCCCAACAGCTATCTCAGCTATTGACTTGAACTATGCAACTGAAAACGAGATTGAACGTTTCTCAGTTGAGTTCCAAGTACAATACTGGGAAGCCGCAACGACTTCTTAAACCACTATAAATACTTTTGAGGGACTGTAATGGTCCCTCTTAACTTACTTTTTAGGAATTAATATGGCTGAAGAGAGCGGACTCAGATTATTTGGTTTTGAAATAAAACGTGCTAAAGATAAGAATGCAGAGAAAATGCAATCTATCGTGCCACCTGTTGATCAGGATGGTGCAGGCTATGTTACTGCTGCTGGTGCTCACTATGGTACTTATGTAAACCTTGGTGAAGGAGACCATGCAAAAGACAACTTACAAAACATTAGACAGTACCGTGCTGTTGCAACTCACCCTGAAGTGGATGCAGCGATTGAGGATATTGTAAATGAAAGTGTTGTGGCAAACGAAAACGAATCTCCAGTATCACTTATATTAGATCACGTTGAAGGTGTGAGTGACCAACTTAAAAAGGCTATGACTGAAGAGTTTGACGCTATTTGTTCAATGCTTCAGTTTAATGAGTTGGGACATGATATCTTTAGACGTTGGTACATTGACGGTAGAATATATCACCACTTAGTAGTAGACGAAAAAAATCTCAAAGCTGGTATTCAAGAGATACGTCCTATTGATGCTACTAAAATAAGAAAAGTAAAAGAAGTAACTAAGAAAAAAGATCCTGCGACTGGGGCTACTCTTATCGAAAAGGTAAATGAGTTTTATATCTATCAAGAAAAACCTGGTGGAATGAACCAAGGCATCAAGCTTTCTAATGACTCAGTATCTTATGTTACTTCGGGCTTATTAGATGTTGATCGTAAAAGAGTTGTATCACATCTACACAAAGCACTAAAACCTATTAACCAGTTACGTATGATGGAAGACTCTCTAGTCATCTATAGACTGTCGAGAGCACCCGAAAGACGTATCTTCTATATTGATGTTGGTAACTTACCTCGTGGTAAAGCAGAAACATATATGAAAGATATTATGGCTCGTTACCGTAATAAGCTTGTATATGACGCTGATACTGGTAAGATCAGAGATGATCGCAAACATATGTCAATGCTGGAAGACTTTTGGCTACCTCGTAGAGAAGGTGGTAGAGGTACTGAGATTTCTACACTACCTGGTGGCGAAAACTTAGGGCAGATTGACGATATCATCTACTTCCAAAAACGTTTATACAGATCTCTGAATGTTCCTATTAATAGACTAGAACAAGAGGCTCAGTTCTCATTAGGGCGTTCTACTGAGATCAATAGAGATGAAGTTAAGTTTCAAAAGTTTATTGATCGCTTGAGAAAACGTTTCTCTATGCTGTTCACAGAAATCTTGAAGAAACAACTTATCATGAAAGCAATCATCACAGAGGAAGATTGGAAGCAATGGCAACCTGATATTGTGGTTGACTATGTGCGTGATAACCACTTCTCAGAACTTAAAGATGCAGAACTTCTTCAGAACAGATTACAGACACTAGATACAATGCAACAATATGTTGGAGAGTTCTTCTCTAAAGAATATGTGATGAAAAATGTGTTGCAGTTAGATGATGATGGTATCAAAGATATGAAAAAACAAATAGAGCAGGAAAGATCTGCTGGCGAAATTCCAGATGATGAACAAGGAGATGACGATGGAAATTGAAGACCTAATTAATAGTGTAGTGGACCAAGACTTTAGTAAAGCCGCTCCTACATTTGCAGAGATTATGCAATCTAAAATGGACGATGCTTTAGAGCAAGAAAAGATTGCACAAGCAGATCAAGTGTTCAATGGGGTTACAGACGAACCTAGTGAAGAGGATGAAGACCTTGTTGATGACATCACAGATGAAGAGTTAGATGATGCTATCGATGAACTTGAAGTCGATGATGAGACTGAAGAAGAAGTCGCATAATATTATTACTCAAAAATAAAATAATTATAAATAAAAGTTAAGATAAAATGACAAAAACATTTAAACAACTTAGAGAACTTGCGGGGAGAAATCCTTCTGGAACTGAAGTCTTTAATAAAAAGATCAGTAAGATACCAGTAAAGATAACTAAGGAAAAAAATGATTTTGTTGTCTACATAGATGGTGATAGACTTGATAGTTACAAGACTCAGCGTGAAGCTGAAAAGATGGCTAAAGAGTTTGTCAAACAATATAAGGGTTAACTGATGAAGCTTATTACAGAATATACTGAAACTGATGTTCAGTGCATTGTAGAGAAAAAAGAAGATGGCTCAAAAACTCATGTGATTGAGGGTGTCTTTGCTATGGCTGAATCAAAGAACCGAAATGGACGTATATATCCAAAAAGCATTATGGAAAATGCTGTTAATAAATACGTCGATGAACAAGTTTCCAAGGACAGAGCGGTAGGGGAGTTAAATCACCCTGATGGACCAACTGTTAACTTGGATAAAGTTTCTCATAAGATTACAGACCTTTCAATGGAAGGAAATAATGTTATGGGAAAGGCACGAATTTTGGATACTCCAATGGGCAATATTGTTAAAGGTTTGCTTGAGGGTGGTGTTCAACTAGGTGTCTCAACTCGTGGTATGGGTAGCCTTGAGCAACGTAACGGAACTATGTACGTCAAAGATGACTTTATGCTTAATACGGTTGATATCGTACAAGATCCATCTGCACCAAATGCTTTTGTTAATGGAATAATGGAAGGTGTTGATTGGGTCTGGAATAATGGCATCATTGAAGCTCAGGAAATTGAAAAAATAGAGACTGAAATTAAACGTGCTCCACGTGCGGATCTATATGAAACGCAAGTTCGTGAGTTCAAAAATTTCCTCTCGTTAATGAAAAACAATCAATATTAAGGAGTCAAGCATGACTGATCAAATCGAAGAACAGGATGTGGAACTTCTAGACGAGTCGGAAGTCGAAGAAGCACACGATCCTAAGAATGCTGAAGCTCAATCTGTTGCATCTGTAGATGCTGCAGAGGAAAAAGGCCCGAAAGCGAAAGCTCGTAAAGGCGATAAGAGCAACAGCCAACCGTCTGAGTTAAAACCTGCTGGCGGCAAAGCAATGAAGGCAGAAAATGTCGAGATTGATGGAGATTTTAGTGAAGACCTAAATGCTCTTGTCGAATCTGAAGCCACACTCAGCGATGAGTTCAAAGCTAAAACAGCAGTTATTTTTGAAGCAGCGGTTAAGTCTAAACTGGCAGAAGAGATTGACCGTTTGGAAACTGAGTACCAACAACAGTTGGACGAAGAAATCCAATCAACTAAATCTGATCTTGTCGAAAAAGTAGACAGCTACCTCAACTATGTGGTTGAACAATGGATGGAAGACAACAAAGTTGCGATTCAATCTGGACTACGTTCAGAAATCGCAGAAGGATTTATGGACAAGTTGAAAGACTTGTTTGTAGAATCTTACATTGAAGTCCCAGAGTCCAAAGTAGACCTAGTAGACGAACTAGCAACTGCAAACGAAGAACTAGAAGAACAGTACAACGATGCAGTAGCTAAGAGCCTATCACTTGCAGAAGAGCTAAACTCTTTCAAACGCGCGGCGATTATTCGTGAAGCGTCAAAAGACTTGGCAGAAACTCAAGTTGAAAAGCTAACCAAACTCGCAGAGAGCATTGACTTTGAATCAGAAGAAGATTTTGCAGCAAAAGTAGATACTTTGAAAGCATCATACTTCAAGTCAGACGCGCCAACTTCACCTATCTCAGAAGATACAGAAGATGACAACGCAGATGACACTGTTGAACTAACAGGTTCAATGGCTGATTATGTCAGCGCACTTAGAAAAACAATAAAATAATTAGGAGATCCTTAAATGGAACAAACTTATGATCGCTTAGTAGAAAAGTGGTCTCCAGTATTGAACGAAGAAGCAGCAGGTAAAATCACAGACGCTCACAAGCGTTCTGTAACTGCAGCAGTTCTGGAGAACACAGAAAAAGCATTGCAAGAGCAAGGCTTGATGGAAACAGCAGCTAACGCAGCTGGTAACGGTGTTTCAACTGTAGATGGCGGCACAGGCGCAGCGTCTAACTGGAACCCAATCCTTATCTCACTAGTTCGTCGTGCTATGCCAAACCTAATGGCATACGACATTTGTGGTGTTCAGCCAATGTCAGGTCCAACAGGCTTGATCTTTGCGATGAAATCACGCTACAAAACAACTAAAGCTGGTGCAAACGGTACTGGTTCAGGTACAGAGGCACTATTCAACGAAGCACTAGTTGGCTTCTCAGGTGACTCAACAGCAACTGGTAACGGTTCAGCAGGTCCATCTGGTCTATCTGGAGTATCAGATACAGACGGTGGTGGATCATTGGTTGACTCAGGTGCATCATATGTACCAACAACAGGTGACGCATACACAACAGCAGAAGCTGAAGCACTAGGTAACACTGGTGAGTCATTTGCTGAAATGGGTTTCACCATTGAAAAAGCAACTGTGACAGCGAAGTCACGTGCATTGAAAGCAGAGTACACACTTGAGCTTGCACAAGACTTGAAAGCAATCCACGGTCTAGACGCAGAGACAGAATTGGCAAACATCTTGTCAACAGAAATCTTGGCAGAAATCAACCGTGAAGTTGTTCGTACAATCAACGCACAAGCGAAGATTGGTGCGCGTCAAGCTAACGTAACAACCAAAGGTATCTTTGACTTGTCATCAGATGCAGATGGTCGTTGGTCAGCAGAGAAGTTCAAAGGTCTTGGTGTACAGCTAGATCGTGAAGCTAACACAATCGCAAAAGAAACACGTAGAGGAAAAGGTAACATGGTTATCTGTTCTTCAGACGTTGCTACAGCACTTGCAGCTTCAGGAATGTTGGATTACGCTCCAGCGTTGTCAACAAACTTGAACGTAGATGACACAGGCAACACATTTGCTGGTGTTCTAAATGGTCGTATCCGCGTATACATCGATCCATATGCAGAAACAGATTACATCACTGTAGGTTATAAGGGTACTAACCCATATGACGCAGGTGTATTCTACTGCCCATACGTACCACTAACAATGGTTCGTGCAGTTGGTGAGAACGACTTCCAGCCACGTATCGGGTTCAAAACTCGTTATGGCATGGCATCAAACCCATACGTAGGTTCAGATGCGGCTGATGGTCTTGCAACTAACCGTGAGAACCAGTACTACAGAATCTTCCGCGTAGACAACATCTTGACATAAGAATCAAGAGTTCGGAAAAACTTAAGGGAGCCGTTTGGCTCCCTTTTTTTATTGGCGATTGCGGAAGGACTCGAACCCTCAACCTACAGATTAGAAGTCTGTTGCTCTATCCAGTTGAGCTACGCAACCTTAATAATTACTACCATCTTCCCAAATGCCCCACGCAACTTCTTGCATATAGTCATGATCAGTGACGAGACCACGCAAGTAACGATTTTCAGCATAGGAATGGATTACTTCTGCAAGAAACTCTTTAAAAGTTTTGCAGTCTTCAGCAATGATACCAAGCACAACATCAAGCTCTTCTTCACACTGCATTATCATGTCTTTCATTTTAGCCATAACAGGTCTCCTTCTCTCATTACAGAATCATATTAGCAGTATATTGGTGCAATGTCAACATATAAATAGAACTATAACGTAATATTTAGGAAATAGAATGCCTACATTAAATCCAAGTATCTCTGTGGACGTAAGTAATGTTACTAGTTCAAGTGGTTTGAATAATCTAAACTACTTGCAACCTTCTGCGTTTAAACTTTCTATTGACAGAAAGCATTATGCAAACTTAGAGTTTTTTGCTCAAACCGTTTTGCACCCTGCTCTTAGTCTAAACGCAGTAGAAGTTCCGTTCAAACGAATATCATCAGTTCCTTTCGCAGGAGATAAATTGACATTTACTGAATTAACTGCTATGATTATAGTTGACGAAAATCTAAACTCTTATACAGAAATGTATAACTGGATGAATAGGATTGTAGAGACTTCAGATAGAACGCCTACAAATAGAGACACTACGAAACCACCAACTACGGCTGACATAACATTATCAATATTAAGTAGCCATAATAATGTTGTGAGAACTATTAGATATTTTGATTGTTTACCAGTAAGCCTTGGTGATTTGCAGTTAGAGTCTACAAGCGGCGATGTGCAATACATATCTTTCCCTGCTACATTTAGATTTTCTACTTTTGAGTTAAACTGATGATTGGAGTATATTATGACATTAGAAGAAATATTAGAAGAGTGGGCAACTGACTCTAAACTACCTAATATTAATCTAGATGAAGCCTCAAGAGAAACACCATCACTACATTCTAAGTATCTGTCTATCTTGTCAAATGCTAAGTTGCGTTTGAAGAAAGCAGAGATGGATCAAAAGTCTTTATTAAAACAAAAGTTTCTTTACTACAACGGCAAGCTATCTAAAGACGAAATAGATGCTTTAGGTTGGGACTATGATCCTATGGATGGACTAAAGATCTTAAAAGGTGAAATGGATTACTATTATGATTCCGATAAAGATATCCAAGCATCTGAACTTAAAATACAGTACTATAAAACTATTATAGATACACTAAATGAAATCGTAAATAATCTAAACTGGCGTCAT